GCGACATAACGACGAGCCTCTTTCCATCCGTTGTAAAAGCTCCGGTGCTTGTAGTGACGCCCCGGTTCATCATTAAGGGCCTTCAGTGCCGCACGGGCTTTGTCGTTCAAAGGCACCCAGCGCTCATCTCCGTTCTTGGTTTCCTCTAAATGTACCCACTCCTGCTGGCTCTCAGCGGCCTGCTGAGGATGCCTTTTGATCATCGCTGGGGTCACCTTGCGGATCTCTCCCATACGCATTCCTGTGTTCACTGCGAGCGTCACAAAGTGCTGCATCCACGGGCGGTAGACGTCACGGCTGAACCAACCTTGGAGCTTCTCAAGTTCCTCTTTGGTCATATAGCGTGGACGGCCCTTGCCCTCATCTTGCCAGCTTATTTTGATCGGGTGATCTACTAGGCGCATTTCGCAAGCCAACTTGAAGACAGCGGTGATGCAGGCGGTGTAGCGGTTGACTGTCGCGGGGCTGAGGCCTGAGGCGTGTAAGCTGTCGAGGTACTGGTAGACCTCTGATGCGCCTATGGACGCTAAGGGGCGCTCTCCGTAGCCCTCGAAGCGACATACGCGCTCCAGCTTGTTAAGGTTGTCCCTCAGTGTTCTGTCGCTCCAAATCCGGTGGGCGTGAAGTCTGATAAAGTCTGCTAAGTTCATCTCTAAGTCTTTCTCTGAGTTTAGAAGGGTGGGTCTTCACCCTCGTATGCTGGCAACCAAGGTTTGTTGTATGAGGTTACCGGTGGTTTTTCCTGAGGCAGCTTCGGTGGAAACATCTGCCTCAAGAATGTCTGTAGGTCGTCAGACCAACCCATGTTCAGCCAAATACAAAGCTTCCCATTCGTCGTACCGACGAGGGTCATTGTTGAGTGACAGTTTGCGGGGTTTACTCATTTCGAGAGCGCATGGGACACAAGGTGTGTACACTGTAACTGAGCCGCCATAGGGGCCATCACGGTATTGCTCTTCGGTGATACAGTTGGAACAGTAAGTCATCGTCTAAGTCTCCTCTAAGTTACGAGGGACCGACATCCGTTGACATTAGTTTGTGGAGGCGAGTACCGGAATCGAACCGGTGTACACGGATTTGCAATCCGCTGCTTCCTCTAATGTCAGACGTTGCCGCCCTCATGACTAATATGGGATAAACGGATGTGTATTTCAAGAAGAAAAAACACAGATCGACAATTAGTCGACCTGTGCTTCAGTCTATCCTTCGATGGGGGACAGTTAACTCATGTAATCACGCTTGAATTGAGCCATCCGAAAGCCGGGGCAAGCCTTGTTTGCATAGTCGTGATGACCTGTGATCTTGCTGATCTTATGCTCTGTCGACAGCCTATTGAGCAGCGCCACAAGAGCATCAGCTTGGTCCTGCGTGAAGTGCTCGTCGAACTGATCGTCTGCATCAGATCCGAAGCCACCCACAAGGGTCACTCCGATAGAGTTTGCGTTACGTCCTCTGCAGTGAGCACCACTGCGAGCCAGAGGTCGTCCTTCAGCCACGGCTCCATTTCGGTCGACAACAAAGTGATAACCTATATCTGACCAGCCACGGCCCTTAGGCTTAGGGTCGCAATGCCACCTCTTTAACTCTGCCACCTTCGCACTCGTTGCGTTGGCTTCCATCCACTCAGGACGTGTCGCCGTGCAGTGCACGATGATTTCATCTAAGTTTCTCATTAGGATGATACCTTCTTTACTTTCTCGAATGTCCGAAGTGACCCAAGACCCAACAGACCGCCTAAGACAGTCAGAAGAGATCCCATGTCGAACTCAGGAAGCTGGGGCAGCGTCAGGCCAGCTAAGGCGACACCAAAGACGACCACCGGCTGCAACACAAAGTGCCAAGCGAAGGCCAGAGCACACGTCATGCCAATCATTGGGCGCCATGAGCGCTGCAGCCAGTTACCGCCAGCCTCAATCTTGTTAAGCTCGATGTTGGCTAGGGCTACTTCGTTGGCATGTTTATCAGCCATCGTTGCCAACTCATGTGCCAGCTTTGCGGCCTGATCCTTGTCTTGGATAAACTTACCGGCAAGCTCGGTGGCTGGCTCCAGCAGGGACGCTAGAAACTTCATTGGATCTCTCCTACACCATTGATTTTACTTAAGGTTTGTGACGACTGGTCTACTTCTTGTTACCAAAGCCAAAGTAGGCAGCGACAAGGCCACTGAGGGCCAGATATTGCGTCATCAGGATGCTCTCTGCAGCTTCCATGCGCAGCGGGTCGTAGACTGTGGCGGCTGTCGTTATCAGCATCATGGTCAGCGCAAGCCAACACATGCGTCTTCGGTTGACCTGATATTCATGCATGTTGAATGCTTCACGTTCTTCGATGGTCATCCGTTCACCACCTTCTCTAAACCTAGGACCATAAAGACAAGACCGGCGATAAACACAAAGACACCGGCGGTTACCGAAAGCCCCCAGAAGAGGGCATCGCGTTGTCTCGCCTGTTCTTCTAGAGCTTCTTTATGTCTCAGGCGCGCTGCAGACATCTCTTTTTGCACCATAGCCCAACTTCCGGGGGGTCCATAGAGTTGGAAGGTTTCTCGAAGGTCGTCCATGGCTTTCGTGTGGGCCATCTTAGCCTGTGCTATGGCAAGACCTTCTTGTTCTGGAGACGACAAACGTCCTAGGGGGCCTTTGTGTCGCCCAGCCTCAGCAGCTTGGATTTCACTGTCGAGTTTCCCCAGACGTGCCATGTGAGGCATGAGGTCACTTATGTCACGGCCTGCTTTGATTGCAGATGAAATGCCGCCTGCCACCTGAGTGACAGCCCCTGCAAGCGCTAGGACCTCGATCATAGGTTGAACCCCATGTTGTTATTATAATTGTCGTTATTAGAGTTTGGTCTTGAAGTTCATCCAGATAGCCGCTGCCATAAACATAATGACGGCTGTTGTTAAAATGCGGATGGCTGTACGTCCGATCTCCCGCCGTGTGACTCGCCACGCCGACACAAGATCACGCATCTCCTTTAGATCTTCTTTAGCCTCTGGGGTCAGCCCTAGTTGACTGAGAGCTTGACATGCGCCCCTGTGTGCGGCTGCGTCTAGAAGACGCTCTAGCTCATCGTCGGTAAGCTGCATCACTCAGCCTCTTGTATCACAAGCGTTCCCGCCTCAACCTGACGCAGTATCCGTGCCTTCGACATATCTTATTCTCCCAACAGGGTAGCCAAGTCCAATGCCTTGAGTTCATCAGGTGTGGTTGCCGCAGCAATACGTGCATCATCTGTGATGTCACGCAGTGTTTGCTTTTGGGTTGCAATGTCAGCCGCACCAGAGCCAGCTTCCAAGGCTTTCATGTAGGCAACGTCCAGATCAGCCAGACGTGGCGCACGTTCTGCACGTAGGTTGTCCTTGTGGATTGCCACAGCCGCAGTCATGTCTACTTCGACAGCATCACCATTGAATTGCCAAGCGCCTCTGAAGGTACGGTCGGTTGGAACGGTAAGAGATGCTGCATCACGAACATCCCCGTTGATATTGATGTAAGTTGTCATTGCATAATTCTCCATGCGTTTCTAAATGACCGATCACTTGGGATCATTTCAACAGGCACAATCTTCATGATCGTGCGGTTGCCTTGGTAGTCCCGCCACACGGCAGGGTCGATGTCTTTCATGACCAGATACTCAATCGCTTCCTCTTCTGTCATAGCACCGATAGGTTCTGCGTAGGGGTGTTCCTTTGGCTCTCCATCAGGCACCAAACGATCACGCTGATAGGTGTCGATGGACGGTAATACGTTGCCAGCAAGTGCCGCAGCCATCCAGTTTGGATCAGGGACAAGCACCTTGGCAGGTTCGTCAGGTGCATTCGGGTCTTCGAACAGCACACGATACTTAGACTGCACAGGCTTCAAGCGTGACTTAGCTTCTAGTAGGCGTTCCCATAGGTGTCCGTGGGTCATGCTAAGTCTCCCATACATCCCGCTGAACCTGTGTACCAATCTGCTCTTGCTGTGCTGTCACTTCCACACATTGCTTTAAAATAGCTTGCAGTAGCGTAACCACCAGTTTGCACTGGATACTCAGCACTAGAACTATATTCACCCACTGAGTTCCACGCACTTCCAACAACTCCAGAGCCAGAAAGTCCTGACGTAAGCTGAAAAGTGAAAGTTCCTGTCGACACATCTATCATTGATGTGACGTTAAAACTTTGCCTCGTGGAAACTGTCCCTGTTCCATTGTAAGATGCCCAAGCCTTCGCAGACCCATTGACCACATACTCAGTGCCGACTGTTGTTGTGCCATCGGTGATGTTGCTGACAGATAACGTACTCATGCTAGGTCTCCGTGGATATTAAAAACAAGCCTAGAACAGTCTGTTAAAGTTCCGCTTGCATTTTCAGCCCTTGTTCTAATGGAGCCAGTAGCGAATATGTGTAACTGAAAGTTTTGACCATTTGCTTCAGAGGAAGCAGCCGCCGAACCGCCGCCATATGTTGCATTGCTCATACTATTAGAAAATGAAAAAGTGTAATCACCTGTTCCATTATCGACCAACCCAGAGATGCCTTGGCTATCGCTAATTGATGCTGCGCCTGTCCCATCAGCAAAAGCCCAAGCCGCAGCAACCCCTGACACCGCACGACTAGCTGTCTCACCTGTAGCTTTGATGTTTGTGACCGTTAGTGTGCTCATGCTAGGTCTCCATTTACTGTCATTAAATGAGAAGTTGCATCCACAGCACTACCCATAATTGTAGTGTAAAGGCTTACATAATCTGAATAAGTTGAAGTGTGACTGTTTAGAATAGAAACCGTATATGAAACACCACTTGCAATGCTCAAAGCACTTGCAGAATAATATGAAGAGGCCATAGACGAAGAGTAATTTATTCTTGGTACGCCGCCAGTTACGTCTATCATACTACTGACATTAAAGCTGTCATTTATTGTGTTAGTTGTATGCGTTAAATCACACCAAGCCTTAGCTGCACTCTGCTTAGTCAAAGTAATAGGGCCAGTACCAGCCGCATCACTTATTGTTGTTGCTCGTATCTCAGACAATGCTCAAGTTCCCCCCTGATGTGACGGTGAGTGTAACGCCAGAGGCCACAGTCAAAGGACCAGCACATAAAGCATTCTCTGTGGCGTCTATGGTGACATTGGTATCTAGTTGTTGCTCATGCACTCTGAAGATGTCACCAGCACCTGTTGAATCCCCCGTAACACCACGTTCACCTTTGAATTTGCCGCCGTTATTTCGACCAATGTAGCCAGCCATTAGGTTTGCTCCAAGATACTCAGGATAACATCAGTTGCACCAGAAGCTGAGACTTTAAGGATGTCCGTTGCTTCCATGACGATCTTACCGTCTAGGACAGACAGAGAAGAGTTGGCTGGAATAGGTATTGAGGTAACAATCTCTACGTCTTGGTTAGCTTCGTCGTTGTTACCTGCACGACCAGCGGTGTCAGATGACAGTGTGACGGTAGCTGTTACCTGACTGCCTGTGGTGTTCCCTAAGACAAGACCAATAACAACTGTGGTTGTAGAGGCAGCTACAGTGTAGATGTCGTCAAGCGTTGTCACCCCTGCCTTGGTTACAACTTTGAATATGTTTGCCATTTGTTTTTATCCTAACGCAATTGCCAGTGCCACACTTGTGCCAGCAGGTTCGAAGTCAGTCGTTGCAGCGGTCGCTGCTGTACCCAGACCAAGGTTGGTTCTTGAGGTGGCTGCACTAGCCAGATCAGACAGGTTATTTGCAGTCATAGCAGCGCCAGCCGCCGCCACGTTTGTTGCATTTACAGTCGCATCAGACCCATCGGCCCCATCAGCCCCTGCAGGACCCTGAGGTCCTGTAGCCCCGGTTGCACCAGTAGCACCCGTAGCACCCGTAGCACCGGCAGGGACACCAAAAGTAAAATCAAAAGTGGCTGATGATGATGTACCAGAGTTGCTGATTGACACCGTTGGGGATGAACCAGCAGACAGGCCACTGACTGAGGTTGTACCAACAGATATCGTGGCTGCAGTACCAGCAGCGCCAGTAGCCCCTGTGTCTCCTTGTGGCCCTGTCGCACCTGTAGCACCCTGAGGCCCTGTAGCTCCAGTTGCACCGGTGGCCCCTGTAGCCCCTCTAAGGTCACCTGTACTAAACCCTAGTCCATCATTAGATGTAAAAGTAACAACACCGGTTGAGGTGTTATAGCTCCCGCCGGTAAAACCATCGCCAGTTGCACCTGTAGCGCCTGTTGCACCTTGGGGGCCAGTAGCCCCTGTCGCACCTGTGTCACCCTGAGGTCCTGTAGCACCTGTAGCGCCTGTAGCACCTCTAATGTCACCTGTACTAAACCCTAGTCCATCATTAGATGTGAAAGTAACGACACCGGTTGAGGCGTTATAACTACCACCAGTAAACCCATCTCCGGTAGCACCTGTGGCACCTGTCGCACCTGTTGCACCTTGGGGGCCTGTAGCACCTGTGGCACCTGTCGCACCTGTAGCTCCTCTAAGGTCGCTTGTAGTAAAACCAAGACCATCATCAGATGTGAAAGTGACGACACCTGTTGAGGTGTTATAACTACCACCAGTAAACCCATCTCCGGTAGCACCTGTGGCACCTTGAGGACCTGTAGCTCCAGTAGCCCCTGTAGCACCCGTAGCACCTGTAGCTCCACGAAGGTCGCTTGTAGTAAAACCAAGACCATCATCAGATGTGAAAGTTACAATACCTGTGGATGTATTATAGCTGCCACCAGTGAAGCCAGCGCCGGTAGCGCCTGTAGCTCCTTGAGCACCTGTAGCTCCTTGAGGACCGGTAGCTCCTTGAGGACCGGTAGCTCCGGTAGCACCTGTGGCACCTGTCGCACCTGTGGCCCCACGAAGGTCGCTTGTTGAGAACCCTAGTCCATCATTAGATGTAAAAGTTACAATACCAGTTGAGGTGTTATAGCTGCCCCCAGTAAAGCCGTCACCAGTAGCTCCAGTGGCCCCCGTAGCACCTGTAGGTCCTGTCAGCGCAGCCAACTGTGCTGCAGTAAAATCACTGTAAGTAAATGCATCACCTTGAGGACCTGTCGCCCCCGTAGCTCCCGTAGCCCCCTGAGGTCCTGTAGCACCGGTCGCACCTTGGGGACCCGTAGCTCCAGTATCACCTTGGGGACCCTGAGGACCTGTTGCACCGGTCGCGCCAGTGGCTCCTGTAGCCCCTCTGAGGTCGCTTGTTGAGAACCCTAGTCCATCATTAGATGTAAAAGTTACAATACCAGTTGAGGTGTTGTAGCTGCCCCCAGTAAAGCCAGCACCCGTAGCACCAGTGGCTCCCTGAGGTCCTGTAGCACCGGTAGCGCCTTGAGGACCTGTGGCTCCAGTATCGCCTTGAGGACCTGTGGCTCCAGTATCGCCTTGAGGGCCTGTAGCTCCTGTGGCGCCTTGTGGTCCTGTAGCACCCGTGGGACCCTGAGGTCCTGTGTCACCTGTAGCGCCGGTCGCACCAGTTGCACCAGTGTCGCCGCGAGGCACTGTCAGAAGACCTGTTGAACTGTCGTAAATGACAGAAGACCCTGCCGCCCCTGTGGCGACTGTGAGACTTGTAATAGCATTCTTGTGGCTCAATGCTTCGGACGCCGACGAAGCTGCGCTAGAGGCACTGGCGGCTGCGTTGGTTGCTGCAGTTTGTGCCTCAGTCTTGATGGAATCAATAGCATCGACTTCAGTCACGTTTGTGCCAGTGCCTGAGAAAAAGCTCGTCTTAGCCATTATGTTTAGTCCTCATAGGCTGTCGTTGGGCGCATAGCTTGGACGGTCCCAGCGGTCTCTGCATCGTTTGCCTGCTCTTGTGTCTCTGCGATGAACATCTGGTATTTCTGCTCAAAGAGAGGCCCACGCTCATCTAAGTAATAATCAGATGCATAGGTCAGCATCCCGTAGATAATGAGATCACTTGATGTCAGTGCCAGTGCGTTTTCGTCGCTGTCAGCCGTCATGTTTGCGAACTGACCATAGTAATTAAGTTTGACTGAACCAGAGGAGGGGTGCGGATAGATAAGAAGCGTCTCATCTTCACGACAAAAGAACTTAGGTGTCCCCTGTTCTCCCCCGTCTTTAAACGTCAGGATCTCGTTCATAGGCACACGGCTGAGACTTGTCTTGTCGTAATACAGATCAATGATCTCAAGGAAGTCGTCAGGCAAAGTTATGAAAGTCGTGGATGCAGATATTGTATAGCTGGCCTGCTTCTCCATCGAGGGTATCCGAAGTGTTCTCTGGATACGTGCGATACTCTGGTCCATGAAGGTGTCAGCGAGAGCGTCACTACAGTCAGAGCGGTTTAGGAGCGCCTTGAAGTGGCTCCTGATGGCACCTTTGTTCATGTCTTAATACCTTTTCTTGGCAGGCTTTTTCTTTGCTGTCTTTGCTGCTGCACGAAAAGCAGCATCCGTGGGAGCATCCTTGGCACCCTTCTTTCGCATAGGCTCGCCACGCTTACGTTTTGCATGGATGTTGGCGTAAAGACCTTTAGACATGTCACATGCTCTCTTTCTTCAAGCACTTCCCAGCCAAACGACATGTGCCGGGGGTCTTACACGTTTTGCACGGCTTGAAGCCACCGCCGCTCTTTTTAGATCCGTATGCCATCTCAGCCAATCCTTTTGTTCGTTGCCATGAAGTAATCGAGGTTCTGATCTCTCAGCCTCTTTACGATCTCTGCTCCTGTCGCCTGATAGAGGTCAAAACCCTCGCGCAGCCATTGCTCATGGACCGCCACAGGGATGCTGGCGACACGCATCATCTCACTCTCGCGCACATCATCAGATGCGTTGCGGCTGTCCTTCAGATCATCGAGGAAAGCTTGTGTGATATGCTGGGTGTGTTTCCTTACGACATCATCGCCTTGCTGCAGGTACTGGGTGTTGACCCCAAGCAGCGAGCGTTCGATATCGGCCCTATCGCCACTTACGATAGGGTCTTCAGATTTATCATCAATTGACATGATGTCTCCTTTTAGAAGTAAAGAGAGCCGCCCCTCGAAAGCACACAAAGGAGAGCGGGAAATGTGCTTTAAGTGGGGGCGACCCTCAATCTTAGTCAGCAGGTCTTATGAGAGACCTGTGATCATGTGATCTGCACCGAAGTTCATGTGCTTCAGTGACATCTCGCCGACGATGAAGTGCTTGTCGCTGTCGCCGTTCTTCGCAAGAAGTGTGCGGGAGAATGGACGGAGCGTACAAGAACGCCACATCGTTGGGTCGATCAAGAAGGCGTGTGTCGTCAACTGGTGACGGTTCAATACGACCTTGTATTCGCCATATGGGCTACATGGCATCTTCGCCTAGTGTCGTTAATACTAGACCGCCTTTCGGCTGCTCATGTTTTCACATGAGATGAGACTATATCATCACCGCTTTTTGCAGTGCCTAGCGCTTCCACTCACTTGAGTGTACTTCCTTACGGAATAGTCGTTGCACCTTCCCTAAACTTTAGGGCTTGGCTCAGGATTACCATATCTGATGACTTAGGCTTCCCCTGAGTTCACTAGGTTTAATGTACGCTAACCGCTTCAACGTACAGATCGATCACGTTAACGAGAGACTTCGTTGACGCAAACTCACGGTTCCGACCAGAGGCTGCTGCGAAGTTCGCAACAATCTGGCTGTCTGCCGGTTTGATCATGAAGACTGTTGGATCTGACCCTGCGTTATACGCAGACTGACCAGCAGTCAGAAGCTTGGCTTCTGTCAGTGCGTCAGTGGCGTTAGCACCGGCGTCCGTTGAGTTGGTGATCTGCTGAGTTGCAGAAGCCATCTCACGGGCGACAGAGCTTGTCCCAGTCACAGCCGCATTGTCCACACCAACGTATGCTCTTTCTAGGTCTCTTTTAATCTCTTTAAGAGCCTTTCCGAGTTGATACGCAGTTTCCTTGGCCCGACCGTAGGTTGCAATGGCGTCTGCAGTTGCAGAAACCTGAAACGCTTTGGTCAAGATCTGGGTGTTGTTAGTGCGTTCAACAGCGTCTGTGAGTGTCGCCATTGATGCGTCTGCCCCTTCGACTGCCGCATTATTCGCAGCCGCAGCGAGAGAGTCCTCTAACCATGAGAATGTACGAGCCGATACTTTCTCGTTGCGGATCATACTAAAGAATGGGGTATCGGTGGGCGTGATATCAGTGATTATGTCACTGACGTCTTCTTTTTTACCTACCTGATCGTAGGTGGTATAAGTAGCCATACTAATGGCCTCCTGATGTCTTGGGGTGGGTTATTGCTCCCAGCGCGACATCAAGGCGTCTGCTATGTCATCCAAGTCACCAGAGATCGATGGATTTGACCTAAGTTTCTGTGATGCCTTTCTTTGGCGTTGCACTCTTAGGTCGGCATCGGTTGCCGGTGCTTTTCTAGACCGAAGGACTTTCTTACCCGCCGACTTATTGACACGAACGGCTTTGGACTTCTTCTGATCAGCGGCTGCTTTGCCCATATCGTAAAGTCTCGCTTTGTTTAGTATCATGATGACGTTGGGGTCGACGTACTGGTCGACTTGGTCCTGTGGTAACCCTACAGAGACTGCGTATGAGCGAATGTCGTTGTATAGATCATTGCCCCAGTCCGGTAGGTTGTCCTGTAGTACTCTGACGCATTCTTGAGCAGCAGCCTGATGCTGTTTACTGTAATCAGCCTGTGCTTGTTTGAAGAAAGCGTCACTTTCCTCTTTGAGGAACTTGAGGTCACTCTCGGCGTCCTGAGCTTCTTTGCGCAGTTGAGCAAAATCATCCGCATCCATCTGACGACTTGCGACTAGCATGTCGACTTCGGAATATGGTTTAAACCTTGCTTCTGCTCGCTCGATTAGCTTCTGATATGACATCGAGGTCTTCTGGATGATGTCTTCTGCCTCTTTGCGCTTGGCAGCGGTTTCTTGAGACTTACGTGTCAGACTAGCTTCTTGTCCGTAGAGCCTTTTAAGTTCCTTGATGGATGCCTGTTTGATCTCGCCGTTGACAGGTATTTCAACCAAAGTCTCATCAGTAAGTTCTTCGAACTCTTCTTCTTCTGATGCTTCTTCGGCCTCATCCTCGGCGGTCTCTTCTTCGTCAGGGTCCTCAAGGTTCTCTTCAGTGTCCTCTTCGGCTAAGTCAGTCTCGTCTTCTTCGTAATCCTCAAAGGCATCTGTCTCGTTGATGTCGTCCTCTGAGGTCGCCTCTTCGTCCTCGCGATCGGGTAGACTTTCGTCGTCCGACCAGCGGCCCAAGATGGCATCTGCCGCATCTTCGACATCGTCGAAGGTGGCACGTTGAGGTTGATCTTGTTGGTCGTTTCTCATGGACCTATTCTTCCTCTTGGCTGTTGTCGCCTGCTTGTTCGCTCTCCATGATTTGGTCCCTGACAGCTACCTGCTGGTTCAAGGTGTTAACCACGTCGACAAGTGCGCGATAATGGTTGTAAGTACGCTCTCGGCTCTCTGCCTCGTCTGGCTTTGAGTTTACGAAAGCATTGTATGTGGCCTCGACCAAACCGTTGATGGTCTTGGTAAAAGCTTTGTTACTAAGTAATTCTTCTGCGTTGTCGCCTAAGCTGATCAAGCGCTCCTGTTCATCGGTACGCATGTTGCTCTCCTTTTTTATGTTTGGCCTTCCGGGGCAAAACCTTGGTCTTGCTTTTGATCACGCGCTGCCGAAACTTAGGGGTCCTCAGGACCCGCGCTACAGGGTTCCGGCGGCGCATCTCATGTTAGCCCGTTGGGCTGGCAATCGCTCTCACGTCATCTGCGTTACGGGCGATCTCAAGTTCAGCGGTGTCGACCATCCGCTTGTGCTCAAGCTGGGCCTCTTTGAGGTCCATGTTGTCACTTTGGATAGCGAAGTTGCGCTGCGCTTTCATTTGCTCAAGCTCAAGTTTCAACTGAGCAATCTGAGCGTCTGTCTGTGCCTTCAATTCAGCGACAGCAGTTTGCCGCTCTTGGATCTCAAGCTGCTTCTGTGCCATCTGCATCTGCATGTCTTGTGCAGGGTCAGGCTGAGGCGGCTGAGGCTGAGACAGGAAGTCGTTTACGTTCTTAATACCGTTGTTCTCTAGAACGGTGGACATAAGCCTATAGGCGTTCTCAGGCGTGTACATCTGGCTGAGAATTGGGTCCTGAGCCATCAAGCCGTGTATCGCCAGATACTTCTGGGCCTCTTGTTCTTGCTCTCCGTAGCCCAAATGCATGTCGACCTGTACGTCACGCTTGTCGGCCCATGATGCTGGGTTGACAGGGACGAAGCTACCGGCAAGCTCGACGATCTTCTGCTCGTCTTCGTTCTCAACGACAAGCTGGTAGATCATCTGATAGAGCGGCTTCAAGAAGTTGTTCGCAAAGTTACGCGCAATGATCTTCTGGCGTTGCTGAGACATGGTCGCCAGTTGTTCGACCATAGCGGCGCTGTTCTGTTTGCTAATGGCATCCTTATTGAGGCCCTGAGACAGCCTAGAGACGCCTGTGGTGTCCTCTTTGTCTTCGTCCAGCATCTGAATAGTCTGGAAGATAAACGGGTTGAGAGCCGCCTGCTGCATCGGCTGTATGGCATCAGGGCGTGTGACGTTCACGATGCCGCCCACGCGGTTGTCGATGAGTTCTCTTGGGTTCGATAGGCCACCCTTGGTAACGACATAACGTGGGTTATTCGTAATCATCGCATGATCGAGGATCGACCGTGTGAGGACCGTTCTGGCGTTCTGTATTGGTATGACCTTGGCACCGAAGTTGGAACCGTAAAATGCATGTGCAATCGGGAGCGGAACAAACGCAACGAAGGGTCGACGCTGGCAGAGTTCGCACTCTAGTAGGCTGTTGCCTGCTTTAATGACTTTGTAGAGGTAGGCCTGTCCTTCGCCCTCTTTGTCTAGCATGATGTAGGCTTCGTAGACCGTTACCTGACGGACGACATCCTGATAACCTTTGGCATTGAAGCCACGGTCACTGCCTATGTTCTCATGACGTGCAAGGACCTCAGGATCTGTCTCTAGGTCAACATCGTCATGCTCTCCAATGTTCTCCAGAAGCTTCTCGTCGTATCCCATCTCACGAAGCTCAGAGAGTGTCTTTTTATAGCGCTGCGCACAGAACGACACCGAATCCAAAGACTTGGCTTGTGGTTCAATTAGGAACTCTTCCGGGGCGACAGCCTCGATGCAAACCTTGGACGTGTCCCTGTATATACGGATGTAGCCACTGTAGTTCCCAAGCGCGTCCTCTTCGACCTCGTCGATCTCGACCATCTCGTCGGCAATCATCATGTCGAACTCTTCGCCGGGGACGTTTTCTATCTGCTGCAGAACGCTGTCTGTAGACGGCTCATAGAACACCTTTGCAATACCGGCGCGAGCCACCAGACCATCGTGGATGACCGTCTGCATAATCTCGAAGAGGTTGTTCTGGCGGTTTGCTACATAGTCGACATAAGAGGTTGCCACCTCAGCCATTGGCACGTCTTCGGCGTTCTGTGGACTGAAGCGCACCGTTTTGTATCCGGTGGAGAATGTTTCCAGAAGTGCAGCCTTCATGCTTTCGACAGCATCGTAGACGTCCATAGAAACATACTTAGAGTTACCATCGTGCGCTGGGCGTGGAAGAGCCGCATTGTAGTGGTCAGTAACCTTACGGCGCTCACGGCTGATCTGGCTGTCATAATAGCCGATAGACTTGCGCACATTGTCGTCGACAAGAGCGACGATCTGCTCGTCTGTAAGCTTTGTATATTCTGCCATTTTAGACCATTTCTATGTACATATCATCAGTGCTTTCTACAGGCTCCCAAGCGCCCTCATGGACATGGTTTGCCAAGGCGAGGCTCATGACACAGTCGTCATAACACCCAGCTTCTGCTTCCATCGCTCCGCTCTCTGTCACGATGTACGTCAGCATTTCTCGAATTGTTGTTTTGTCGTTCAGTTGCAGTTCGCCGTCTCTAACTGCTGCCCTTAGCTGGTCGATAACCAGAGGCTTAGTTTTAGCAGTTGTTGCGAAGCCCAGTTTCGTACTTTCCCGATCTGTGAGCTTATCCACTTCCGTAGTCTGGTAAAAGTTTGGATAGGCCAGATCCTTAGCCAAGCGGGTACAAGTGAGAATGCCATGTGAGTTGTTCTCCACGATTATGAAGGCTTCATTGAAGAAGTCACCTAAGTGCCAAAGCACCGTGGCAAAGTAATCAGGGTGCACATGGCCTCGCCAAGTTGCGACCTGCCTCTTTTTGCTGTCCAATACTTGAGCGACTGAATAGTCACCATTGCGCACACCCATGGCGACATCGGCACCTATGACGTACTGCTCGCCGGGGTCATGCTGCCGGTATAACGTAAGTTCGCCCCTGACATGGTTGTTCCACTCGTCCTGCTCAAGGGCTAGACGGGACACCGGATCTGCGGCACTGCCAAGTGTTTCCTGCAGTTGTTCCGGGTTGAACACGGGACGACCAGTGGTCAGGAAGGCTTCTTCTGGTTCAGAGGGATATTCCTGTCGAAACAGATCGAGGCCGTTTTGGGCGATCTTACGGCGACGAAACATAAGCTGCTCGTCGCTTAAGCTATACTTCTCGCATAGCTCTTCTTCTTCCGGAGTACGAAGGAAGTTCTCTGGGACATTCTCAGCGTACTCCGGGTTGATGTACCAAGGTATAAACACCGGCACATATCCATTGCTGCCATCTACGGCACCCTTCCAGAGATCATAGAAGACACCAGTGACACCGTTGGCAGTACTCTCGACAAAGATGGCAGTGCCTCTGGTGTTAGGCACCGCTTGTGTCAGAGAGTTCCAGTTGTCGGCTGCAGTCGACTTAGACCAGAAGGCAAGCTCTGAGGCGTGGACGTGGGTCAGCGTCTCGCCCCGACCAATGGCGTCACCACCAGCCGTAGCCACGACATAAGAGCTATCGAGGACGTCAAACGATAACTCGCGGCGACTACTGTACTTGGTGTGAGGCTTCAGAAGCTCAGGACAGTTCTCATGATAACGCTTTGTCATATCGAAAAGCGCACGGGTACTATCAGAGTGATGCGTGATAACCATGGATTTACACGCAGCCCTCTGAGAGACGCTGAAGTATAGATAGCCGCCAACATAAGTACTGAGGCCCTGCTGACGGGCTTTCAAGATGATAATCCTGACCTTGCCTTCAGAGGCCATCTGATCTTCGACGGCCTTCTGTAGGATCTTCTGGGCAGGGTTTAACTGAAGAGGCTTTACGTTGCCTTCTTTGGTTCTGATCTTGAGAGCAGACCGGGAGTAGAAATCGAAGTCAGTGTAAAGGCGTTTCCGGATCTTCGTTAACTTCGGGTCCATCGAATTGCTCTTCCTCGTTGTCGTGATGTATCTCTGCAAGAAGCAGAGACGCTAAGAACTCTTCTGCTTTGCCGACAGAAACCTCTGACTTGGCAACAGGCTTGCTCTTAGTAAAGTCTAGGATCATACGGGCGGCTGCGAGTTTCTCTCTGGCCTGCCCCGGTTCACGCATGATGATGACGGCTGTTCTGAGGGCCTCTTGGGCTAACTCATCTTCGACACCGAAGTCTTTCTTCATAATGTCGACGACAGTCTCTGCATCTTTCATCGCTTGTTTCCTTATTGGTATCATCATTTCGCGAGTGTAACCGTCAGGCACACCCTTGGGGCGTCCGGGGTTTTTACGTGGCTTTGTTGCCCACGCTCTTCTTTGTGCGCGTCCTTCTTCCGTTTGCATCATTCGCCAGAAGTGGTTCTTTTCCTTTGGGTTCCCCTTTTGGGGCATCTTCACCACTTTTGGGGGTTTCTTCTGACGCCGCGCTCTTGGCTGCTTTTCTGTTGTCATCCGGTCTGTGCCTCAGTGATATGTCCGTAATGATACGAACTGAATGTGGAAACTGACGCTCGTACATTGCAAAAGGGATGTTAGAGAACATCTCCCAAATCATCGCACCTTTGTCGTCTTTAGATAGCGTCTTGCTGGCCTCGATATCCTCAAAGCCTTTCATTGCAGACATAAGCTCTATCATCAGTTTCATTTAAAGCTCTCCTTTAGTGTTCATCATTATGCTGCAGTCAGCATCCCCGGCATGGGCGACAGTGCACCGGGCTGCATCATTGGTTGCTGCTGTTGCTGCTGTTGTTTCTTCTCTTCGTCTTCAGCATCTTGAGCAGCCAAGATTGCCAGCATGACCGCGACAGATACTGCGAAGGGGTGACTGTAGAACTGGATGTTTTTGTTGCCTGCCTTACGAAGCTCACCGCTAAACCACTTTGTAAAGTTAGGCATGACCTGCTTGGCAAGCTTGGGGTTCA